CAACAGGCTGTTGAAGCTACTGTAGCTGAACTGGAAGAAGCTACCTTTGGTCGTGGGCAATGGTTTGACATTAGTGATGATGTGTTGGATAAAGATGTAAAAGACGTAGAAATGCTGAAGAAATTGCTTCGTGAAGATTGCGAAGTAAATAAGGTACCCACTGCCATTGCTGAGGCATATTTGAATGCTTGCATCTATGGTACGGGTATTGCCGAACTCATTGTTGAGGAAAACACCCGCAGAGTACCTTCAGAACAACCCATTATCCAAGGCATCATGGCAAGGGGTATTCAAGAAAAACCTGTTGTAGCTGTTAAATGGCGTTCTATCAGCCCTTTTAACTTCCTAATTGATCCTACATCTACCAATGTAGAGGACAGTTTAGGTGTAGCCATAGAAACCAGCGAGTCTATCCACCTCATTGTACAGAAAATCCAAGATGGTACCTATTTTGATGCCGATTTGGGCAGTTTTTCGGAATCAAAAGACGATTTTGCAGACGATAAGATAAACAATAATCAAGACAAGGTAAAAATCACCAAATATTATGGCCTGATTCCTAAATATCTTGTGGATAATGTCAACAAGCAAGAAAACAATCCTGATAAAGACATTAGTGAAGAAGATGTAGAAGAAAACAACGATATTGATTCAGATGATATTCTCATTGAGGCTATTGTTGTCATTGCTAATGATGATGTATTGCTAAAAGCTATTCCCAATCCCTATATGATGCAAGATAGGCCGATTATCGCCTTCCCTCTTGATAAGATTCCAGACAGGTTCTGGGGTAGGGGTATTGTAGAGAAGGGATATAATGGCCAGAAGGCTCTGGATGCTGAATTGCGTAGTCGTATTGATGCCTTGGCACTCACTACTCATCCTATGATGGCTATTGATGCTACAAGACTCCCAAGGGGCAGTAAGTTTACTGTACAACCTGGTGCTACTTTGCTTGCCAATGGTAATCCCCATGAAGTGTTCATGCCTTTTACCTTTGGTCAGCTTGCACCTACAACTTTCAATGCAGCAGCAGACTTTGAACGTATGATTCAAATGGGTACTGGTGCTATTGATAGTGCCACTCCTACAGGTATTAACTCACGTAATAACACAGCATCTGGTATGTCAATGATGCAAGGTGCTGCCATGAAACGGCAGAAGCGTGCTGTTATGAATGTACAATATAACTTCCTTATCCCCGGCATTATTAAAACTGCTCATCGTTATATGCAGTTTGACCCTGAACGTTATCCCATCAAGGATGTGAAGTTTATTCCTACTGCCGCTATGGGTATTATGGCAAGGGAATACGAACAACAAATGAATATCCAACTATTGTCCATGACACAGCAAGGTAGTCCACTATTCATGTTGCTCATTAAGAATATCTTCCAAAATAGTAGTATGGCAAACAGGGAAGAAGCGCTTGATACTCTTGCACAAATGATGCAGCCTAATCCGGAACAACAACAGGCACAACAGCAAGCACAACAGATGGAAATGGCAGATAAACAAGCCACTATTGAGTATAAGAATGCCCAGAAACAACAACTCATTGGGCAACTGATGCTGGAAGAACAGCGATTGAAACTTGATGCTGCTATGGCAACACAGGATAAATCTCCTAAAGACCCGGTAGAAGTACAACTTAAAGTAGCCGAAATGAGGTTGAGGGAGAAGCAAATCAACCATCAAATCCAGAAGGAAGTTGCCGAACTTGCACAGAAAGATTCAGAAATTGCAATTAAACAGCATGATTCAGTAACAAAAAACTTGACAAATGTGCAAAATAATGCTTGACAAATACTAGAAATTCGTGTATAATATTTTATATGACTGATGATTTAAAGAAATATTACGAAGAAAGGTTTGAAACTTTCTCTACACAAGGATGGAAAGATTTTATTGAAGATATCAAAGCACTTCAAAATCCCCTTCTAAATATTAAATCAATTAAAACAGAACAGGAACTTCACTTCAGGAAAGGTCAACTGGACATTCTTGATTGGGTTCTAGGTCTTAAAGAGATGTCAGAGAAAGCGTTTGATACGCTCCAGACAGAGGAATAAATGCCAATATACGATATGTTGTGCAATAAAGGGCATAGGTTCGAAAGAAACCTTCGTATTGAATATAGGCATGATGAGGTGGAATGTCCTGAGTGTGGCGAAGCTGCACATATGATTATTTCACCTGTTAGAAGTAAACTAGACGGAACAGACCCTTCATTCCCAGGAGAATATCTCAAATGGGAACGGAAAAGAGGTTTGCAATAATCTAGTGTAGTAGAGGCAAAGACTTGGTGTTCACTGAGTTTCCTTTTATAAAACTCCTATAATCGAAAGACGGGAAAATGGCAGAAATATTGAATGATCTGATTGAAGAAGATGGTACTCCTATTGATGAGCTTGAAGAACAGCATGATGAAGTAGCTGTTGAAGTAGCAAGTGAAACTCCAGTTGTTGATGAGGCGATTCCTGAGAAGTTCAGGGGTAAATCGTCTAAAGACATTGCAGAGAGTTATATTAATTTGGAGCGAGAGTACGGAAAGAAAGCCCAAGAGATTGGGGAACTACGCAAACTTACTGACCAAATTCTACAACAACAAATCAATTCGACTACACGCAAGGAAGAACCAAAAGAAGAAGTTGTTGATGATTCTGATTTCTTTGTTGATCCGCAGGCAGCCGTACAAAGGGCTATTGCCAATCATCCAAAGATTAAGCAATATGAACAACAAACAGAAGCTGCTCTCCGACAAGCAAATCTACAAAAGTTTGAAGGAAAACACAGCGACTATAAAGATGTACTACAAGAACAAGATTTCCAGAATTGGATTTCAAGTTCACCTGTACGTCAACGATTGTTTGCACAAGCTAATAGTCAATATGACTTTGATGCGGCTGATGAGATTTTCAGCCAATACAAAGAACGTAAGCAATATATGTCTGGTGCTAAAGAACAATTGAAAGACAATAGGGATGCAGCACTAAAAAGTGCTTCTGTTCCTACAGGTAATAATAGTGCTGAATCTTCTAAAAAGGTCTACCGGCGTACTGACTTAATTCGTCTTAAAATGACCGATCCTAACCGTTATGATGCACTTTCTGAGGAAATTCAAAAGGCTTATGCGGAAGGGAGGGTAAAATAATCTACTAGGAGTATTATAAAATGGCACTTGGAACAAATAACATCACAGCAGCAACCGCAGGTAACTTCGTTCCCGAAATGTGGAGCGACGAGACTTTGGCTGCCTACAAAACTAAAACCGTCATGGCTAACCTTGTCACCAATATGTCCTTCAAGGGCAAAAAAGGTGACACACTGCATATTCCTGTTCCCACCCGTGGCGCAGCTAATGCAAAAGTTGTTCAAACTCAAGTTACTCTGAATGCATCTAGCAACACCAGCAAAGATATTCTGATTGACAAATGGTTTGAATATTCTGTGCTGTATGAAGATATGGCTGAAATGCAAGCTTTGGCTTCCATGCGTAAGTTCTTCACGGATGATGCTGGTTATGCCTTGGCTAAGAAAATTGACCAAGATTTGCATCTGCTGGGTGCGGGCTTTAGTGGTGGTACTGTTGCCGCTGCAACTGATCTGTATGAAAAGGCTGTAATTGGTGGTGATGGTTCTACTGCATTCTCCGGCGCAACTCCGGGTAATGGTACTGCTTTGACAGACGCTGGTATTCGTAAGATGATCCAGACTCTGGAAGATCAGGATGTAGATGGTAGCCAATTGGTTATGGTTATCCCTCCGGTGGAAGCTAATGTATTGCGTGGTATTAGTCGCTTTACTGAGCAAGCCTTCGTTGGTGATGGCAATGTAATCAAAACAGGTCGTCTGGGTAATCTCTATGGTGTGGAAGTGTTTACTTCTACCAACTGCCCTTGGATTCACGTTAACAGTGTTACTAGCACTCAATCCGTGAACTTCTCTGGTACCACTCTGACTACTTCCTATGTGGATGCTTTTGGTCTGACAGTGGACTGGGCAACTTCTACTCCTACAGATACTAAATATCGTGCAGGTATGATGTTGCATAAAGACGCTCTGGTGCTGGCAACTCAGCAAGGTATTCGTAGCCAATCGCAATACAAGCAAGAGTATCTGGGTACGCTGGTAACGGCTGATACCATTTATGGTGCTTCTGAGTTGCGTGATTATGCTGGCCTTGCGTTTGTTGTACCCGCTTAATCTGTAACTTAGTAAACCTTACCCTTTAATGGGATAATGAGGGAGGTAGTTTAAATACTACTTCCCTCTTTTTACATCGCCTTTTAAACTTTGCTGGTGAAGCCTTCTCTTGTAAAGAAGTGGAAGTTGGTTCGACTCCGACAAAAGGCTCCAAATTATTAAGGAAGAAACATGGCTATTAAAGTCGAACAAGGAACTAAACAGTTCCAGGGTGCTTTTAAAGAACTCTGGGTTGTAACAAATACTGCACTTGATTTTGCTAATGCTGCAACAGGTAGTGGTACTTTTGCTTCTGTTGATGTTGCAGTACCTAATGTAGCTTTGGGTGATATGGTAATGGGTATTGCTCTTGGTGTAGATACAGTAGATGCTGTTATTGGTGGTGCTGTTACGGCTGCTGGTGTTGTAACACTTACGTTGTTGAATAACAGTGCTGGTGCTATTGATTTGGCTTCTACTACTTGCAAATTTATTGTTGGTCGTCCTAGCTGGTAATAAAGTGCACCCTTCGGGGTGCTTCTTTAAGGAACATATATGCAAGTAATTAATCCAAAAACAGAAGAAATTAAAGATA